AATCTATCGGTCGTAAAATAAAAAACAGTCTTATTAAGTTCTTTATATAAATTATTATGTAAAATAATGTAACTTTCGTATTTTACATAATTTGTAAATTTTAAATCAGCTTCTAGAATAAATTCTGTAGAAGACTCTGAAAACGTTTTATACTTGGTATTTCTTTTTTCAATTTCTCCATTAGTTTTAAATAAAAGAAAATGTTTCATTTACCTATATGGTATATTATATTATCAACATTTTATAACAGGAAATTTAACGTGTTAAATAGGCTTTAATTGTTAAAATTAATTATGTATAAAAATAGCGTGTTAAAAATTTTAAATTTATATAAAAGCAGTACTTATATATAAGTATAAGCATATGGCGGATCATGCTGATAATCGCCAGTGGTCTAATAAAATAAAAGAAAAGGTTAAAAATGCCGATTTAAATGAAATAATGGTATTTTATGAAGATTTGTGTAAGAAATGGACTGTAGACGAAAAAGATATACTGGGCGGAGCCTGTAAAAACTTTAATATTATCGATATAAAAGCAATCGATACAAGTATGCTACGAGACGAATTAGATCAGGTCATGTTTGAAACTACTATTATTTACGGAAAATTTAAAAGTACAGTTCCGGAATATGAAAAATATATGAGCAATTGGGACAAAATTTATGAAGTTATTTCTTATAGTGAACGACTTATAAAAAATATTTATCTTCTTTATCAGACCAATAAAGAATCTCATAATCCTCTTTCAAACGAAGATCCAGATATGCTATCTAAATTCAGTAGATTTACAGATGATTCAAAGAAAACGCCTTATCAAATGTATCTTCTATTTTTTTTCGAAAAAATTCAAGAAGAAGGATTTACAAGATATGGTTCTAATCTTTACAAACCTATTATTAAACATGGTAATAATACACATGCCTGGAAAAAACACTGCTCTATTAAAGAATACATTTATAAACAGAGCGATCACAAGGTGAATTTTAATCAGTGGAAAAATGCTACAGCAAATGGTATAAGCAATATAAATAATGCTGAAAGATATTTTATGGAATATGTAGGTCCGGAATTGCCAGAACTAATTAAGGATAGACATTTGTTCGCATTCAAAAACGGAAATTATATTACTAAATGTAATATTTCAGATCCTGGAGATACTCCTGTATACAAAGATATTTTTGTTCCATACGGTCAGACCCATCCTTATATTTCAAGTTTTATAGTTGCGTGTAAATATCACGATACCGAATTCAACAATTTTGATGAATATGAAGATGATTGGTTTAAAATTATTGAGCATTGTCCAACATTTAAGGAAGTGCTAAATTATCAAGAATTTCCAGAAGAAATACAAAAATGGCTGTGTATTTTTATGGGTAGAATGTGTTTTGATATAGGAGAATTAGATAACTGGCAAGTATTATTATATCTACTTGGTCAGGCAGGAGCGGGTAAAAGCACAATTTTAATGAAAATTTTACAAAAATTTTATGAAGAAGAAGATGTCGGTATTATATCAAATAATATAGATGCAAAATATGGAATCAAACCTCATGTCAACAAATTTATGGTAATTGCTCCCGAAATCGCTGAAAATTTCAAGATGGAACAGACGGATTGGCAATTACTTGTTGAAGGCGGTAGAAATACATATTCTGAGAAATATAAAAATGACGAAACTATAGATTGGAAAGTTCCAATGACTATGGGCGGAAACAAAATTATGCGATACAAAAATAATTCTGAGAGTGTTTCTAGAAGAACCGCTGTAATTAGTTTTTGGAAAAAAGTTAAAAACACGGATACAGAAATAGAAAAAAAATTAACAAGAGAAATTCCGTTTATTTTAAAATTGTGCGTTCGTGGATATTACAGCGCATTAGCAACTTATGGAAAGAAAGGAATTTGGAATATTTTACCAAAATATTTTCATGAAAATAAAGAAGATATGGAACAAACTACAAATTCACTACAACATTTTTTGAAATCTGGAAAGGTTGAATTCGATAAAAATTTTTATATTCCAATGAAAGTATTTTCTCAAGCGTTTAACGAACACTGCAGAGAAAATAATTTGCCAAGAGAACAATTTACAAAAGACTATTATATGTCTACTTTTACTAATAATGACGTAAAGGTAGTTTTACAAGGGACAAGAGAATATCCACAAAAATCTGGAATAATTCTTAAAAGAACCACTTTTATAGTAGGAATTGATATCTCAAGCGAAGAAAACGTATTAGATGATCCAGAATAATACTCGTTTTATTTAGATAATTTTAAATATTTAAATAATTAAAATGGAATTCGAATTTAACAGTCAGTATTTAATTTTAATTGGAATTTTACTTTGTTTACATATTATTCTATTTTACCTAATTTATAAAATGTATTTAAAAATAAACGATCATTCTGATAAATTTGATAGAATCGATAAATTATTAGCAGAAATTTTTATAAACAATGATCTTCCTTTTAATACACCAGCTAAAGAAGACAAACCAGCTAAAGAAGACAAACCTGTTAAAGAGTCTAAATCTACTAAGACTAAAAAGCGAGAAAAAAATCAAGGCATAGAAGAGAAAGTCGAAGAGGAAGAAAAAGATAACAATGAAGAAAAAGATTATTTTAATGAAACTTCTGAAACTGATATAGAAGTACAGAAAGATTAAGATAATAAGATAGAATCGTTTTCATTTATAATTTTTAAAAATTTTTTATATATATCGCAATATTCTCGAATATCATTTCCGCCCGTAATCATTACACTACCAGATCTAAATATTAAACACGTGGTAACACTGATTCCATCTGAATTTAAAATTTTCAAATTAATTGCAGGATATTTGTTAGGATTAAAAGAATATCTCTTTATATAAGGTAAATTCTTTTCATCAAAAAATTTACACAAACTTGATTGTTTAATATTTTTATCTATTCTAAAATCTGAATTAATCATACATATTTTAACGTTAGATATTTCTGCTTCATCTTTGTCTTCAAAAGCTTGTAGAGTTGATAAACGTTTGAATATTTTTCTAAAACCGTAAGCCATCGATGCTACATTTAAAACACCAGCCATTTGCATCTTGCCGTTTGAAAATATTTTAACAGATATTTTATTTTTGTTTTGATATTTTACTCCTATATAACAATGTATACAATTGTAAAATTTCTTCCTGTTTAAATTACAACCATAAAAATCTGTATATTTTTTAACGTCTATTCTACTATTAAAATTACAACATGCTGTAATTGTAGATATTGTCCAAGGTTTTATAACAGAAAATTTTAGAAGTTCTTCTTTCTCGGTAAAATTACTACATGTTTCATTAAATAATAAAAATTCTTTATTACAGATACAGTCTATAAATTTAGATTTGGGATCACATATAAAGCAATTCACCATTATTACATTCTATGTATCTTATTATCCTTTATATTATAATATTTAACAATAATTTTTTTCGATAAATTTTATATACTCTAATAGTGTATCGTTTTTAATCGATTCTTTACAAGAATTTAAAACTATTGTATATTCTTCTATAGGATATCTTATAATAAGATAATTAATATAATATATAAACCTCGGTAATACACTTTCGTAAATTAAACTGAGTGTATAAGTATAATCAAGTTCTTTAATTATATCGTAAAGACAGTAAGCAACTATATTAAATTCCGCATTTTTAATCATACCTCTACTAACTAAAATTTTATTTGTAAATTTTCCATAATAATAATTAATCATTGAGTTAATCTCAATAATTTTTTTGTCTGAAATCGTTATTCTTGTACACGGATCTCTGAAATCACCCGTTTTTTCAAAATATGTAACTATTGTTTTGAAATCGTAGTATTGAAAAACATTATTAAATTTAAATGAAACAAATGGATATACAAGATTTTCATTACATATAGGACATTCGGTATTAACTATTAGTTTGTTTCTAAATTTTCGTTGAATTATTTTAATCGCGTTATAATCATTCAATAACTTCAATAATTTATTTTTTTTAAGTTTAGAAATATATCTAATATTATAAATTTTGGCTATTCTAAATAGTTTTTTCATAGTAAAAATTTCAGAAAATTTTATAAGTAACATATATATATATCTTTAATTTAATATAAGTAAAAGTTATTAATTATTAAATTAAACCGTTTAAAAAAAAAATATATTAAATAATTATTGAAATAAATGACGACGTTCAAAATTTCTAAAAAACCTATTCATACCGACTGTAGAATGTCTATTCTAGAAAAGCATGAAAAAAAAATAAAAGAAATTGAAGGAAAAAAAGAAAAACTAAAAAATTATAAAGAAGAAATTGATTTATTAAAACTTTCAAATTCTTCTTTAAATTTAAAAAAAATTAAAATTATAAATGAAAAAATTAGAGAAATAGAATCAAATGACGAACTAGCCGAATATTTATTTAAAGCGATAGATTTTATTAAAGAATTAGATAATTCAGAACAACAGCTATCGGAAGATCCTTTATACCAAAGTGAATCTTTAGGAGATATTTCTAAATATATTCAATTAAATTCCAAAAATAATAGAGAATTGTTATATAAAAATTATATGTTAAAATGTTTTCCAGAAGAATGTAATGGATATGTATATCAACCTGATACTATGTTTAAATGTATAGAATGCGGAGATAAATTAATTAATGATTCTTCTGTTGGAGTTAATGTTTGTTATTCGTGTGGATTTACAAAAAATTTTAACGTAACAGATTTACGAGAATGGAATCATTCTGAAACACACGAGTATAATAAGCCTTATTGTTATAAAAGAACTAATCATTTTAAAGAATGGATATCTCAGACTCAGGGTCGAGAAGGAGTTAGTATTCCAGAAAATATAATTAATTCTTTAATTTTAGAAATTAAAAAGGAAAGAATAATAGACAAAAATAGCATAACATACGATAAAATAAAAGAATTTTTAAAAAAATTAAAATTTAATAAATATTATGAACATATTCCAAATATAATTACTAGAATAACCGGAGAAAAAAGAATTATTATTGACCAAGTTTTAGAAACCAAACTTTTAAAAATGTTTAATGAAATTCAAGTTCCTTTTCAAAAACATTGTCCAACAACTAGAAAAAATTTTTTGAGTTATTCATATACGCTTTATAAATTTTTTCAACTTTTAGAAAAAAACGAATATTTAAAATATTTTCCACTCTTAAAAAGTAGAGATAAAATGTATGAACAAGATGAAATATGGAAAAATATATGCAAAGAATTAAATTGGAAATTTATTAGTTCTATATGATTATGATTATAGAATTAGATAAGCAATTTGTAGTATTAAAATTAAAAAAAATATAAAACCAGACATCGATAAAAGTGAAAAAACAAAATAATATAAATATTTGGTTATCATTTATAATTTATAATACCCAAATATTTATTTTTAACTTTTACATTACATTACATTTAGATTATTACATTACATTACATTACATTACATTATTATGTATTTAATACATAGCTAGAGTAGCAGCTCCTCCTTTATAAAGTATAGTAGTCTCGCCTACGCAGGTTACAGTTATTCCCATTGTTGTTAAACTCAAATTTTGATATTCAGGTTTGTTATCGAATTTTAGAGTTAATCTAATGCTGTCAAACCTATTTAATGGAACGGAAGAACCAGAGAATGCTGTAGATGCTAATGGGAAAATTAATTGCGATTTTTCAAAACGCCCAAGATTTTCCATATACAGACCTCTCACAATCGTCGCATTAACGAGCGTTCTTCCACTATAAAGATGTAGACTTTCCGCCATGTCGTTTCTAAGTATTAACGACGGAATGTTTCCAGAAAATGATGAAGAATTTAGTTTAAGCTCGGCGTGTGTAATATCAGCATGAGACCAATCTCCACTAATTATTAAATGCGATGCATATAGAGAAAAAGAGTCTAGATCGATTGTTTTTTCTAGTCCTGTAGGTAAATCTGCCCTAATAGACTGAGACATTTTAATT